AGTTTAAACTCATTAGGGAAGTTTTTAGCGAACCCCTCAAGCAAGTCAGAATTGCCCTTTGTAAATAACTTAGCGGCAAGCTTGTCAGGATTAAAGTCGTCGATAAAATCAATGAACTCGCCAGGCCCCTTAATACGTTTCTTGCCTAACGCCTCTGCTACATCGCCCATCTTTTCGATAAGCTGTTTATATCCAGCATTTGCGGCCTTGCGCTGCCCAATTAAACCAGTAAGTAGCTCTTTAGTTGCGGGGTCCTTGCTCTCAATAGCAAATTTCTCTGCGGCTCTTAAAACAGATGCCTCTTCTAGGTTCGTAAGCTTTTCCGCAAAACGGGCAACATCGGATTTATTCATGGGAAACTCTTTATAGAGTTGCGTCGTGAATTGCTTGATGTCGTCTACGGTTTTTAAATTATCTAAGTTACCTATAATCGCGTCGCCTACCTTTTTCTCGATACCAACAGAAAACTTCTGCGTTTCCTTCTTGAGATTTGCGGCAATAACCTGCTTAGCCTTATCCGAGACAGGAACAAATTCTGTGCTTTGCTTTAAGGTTTCGTACATTTGAGAAATTGGCTTATATTGCGCCTCAAACTGCTCAGTAAGCCCCTTTTGGACGGCCTGACCAACTTCCTTTGTGGTCATTCCCTCAGCGCCACCAACGATTTGCGCAACGGCTTGCTCTGCCTTATCAAAACCTTGTTGGTAGAGTTGACCCCTCTGAATAGCGATAGGGGAAGCGCCCTGTGCAAGCATGGAATCAGCGTCTTGAACCAATTTACTCGCACTAACCTGCCCCTCAAGTAACGGAGCGCCTAGAATCTCAGCGGCTTCTGCTATCTCTTTATGATTCTCCTTCTTTTGGAGTAACCCCTTAACGATACCGGCGCGTTCTTCCTCTTTAACTAAAGGGGAGTTGATACCTACGCGAAAAGACTCTTCGGGACCAAGTGCGCGGCCTTGATCCATCTCGGAAATGAATTGTTTAACCTCTGGGGATGCTTTTTTAGCAATAGCACCACCGATACCACCGAATACTGCACCAATACCGCCGCCAAGTGCAGCACTGAGCCCAATAGTTCCTAAAACATGCTCTGCATTTAGATCGGAGTCACCCAAAGCATTCTCATTGATAAGCTGGCCCGCGCCGTATAGCGCACCCTCTGCGGCGCTCCCAATAGCTTTAGTGCCAGCGCCAGCAATAACCTTAGAAGCTAAAGACGTACCAGCCTTGATGCCAGCAGCAGACTCAGCGGCTAAACCAGCTTTAGAAGCAAGCCCAACAAGACCCGCGCCAGGCAACGCAACAGCACTACCAACTATGCCAGTAACTTGACCCAAAGCATGAGCTACAGGGTTGCGCTCTGTTAGCTGCTTAATGGTCTCAGGCTCTACGATTCCAGTCTTAGTAAGTAATTGGTTAGATAGTCCGAAAGTAGCGGCCTCACCAGCTCCAAGAGCTGCGGCCTTTAACTCGTTAGCCGTTCCCTCGCCGTACTTCTCTTGCTTATCGAACTCCGCGAGCATCTCGGGAGTCGCTGGCTTAAAACCAGACTCAAGCGCGTCTTTTAGCTGACTCTCAGGGATATCGCCCAACTCACCGGCAAGATTTATTACGGCAACAGTCTTAGACATTAACTACCTCTTCTTAAAATCGAGAGCTGCTGTGTTTGGTATTAAGTTGTGCAGTCTTAGCGTTGGCGTGTTTTCTTCACGAAGGGACTCTAGTGTTTGTAAGACTCCAGAAAGTATCTCTTGGTTAGTCTTTTTATTGTTTGACCAGCTAGACAAAAGTGGGTCAATAAGATTGCCCGCGTCTGTATCACTAAAAGTCCCAGGCCCAGCAATCTTGCGAGCAATCGGATAGAGTCTGGCCTTAAGTGCCTTTAGTTTATTAGCGGTTTGTATAGGATTAAGTAATTTATTACCTAGTGAATTAAGAACAGCGCTTTCGTTGAATATACTCTTAAATTGCTGAGAGGCAGCCTTCGATGCCTCGTACACTCCAAGCTCTTTAATCGCATTATCTTGCTGCTCTTTTGGAAGTCTCGAAACCTTCGCCGCCATAGAGTCACCTTCAACACGCTGAGGCATTTTCCCGTAAGTCTCAAGAACGCTTAAGTTATTCTTAACCTGCTGGGCCTTTAGCTGGCCTATCATTTGTGTGGCCTGTGCTTTAGCCATATCGCTGCCATTTTTAGCAGCTACTGCACCGATTTGGCCTTGAATAACGGAAGATAGTTGGCTTTTAGTCGCCTCAATAGCGGAGCCCACATCACGGTATTTCTGCAAATTGATTTGGTATAGATTGCGAGCGTTGTCACCAGCAGCCATTTGAGCCCTAATATCGTCATCAACCTGTTTATTTAGCACGTTCATAGCAGCGTTGTTTGCGGCATTCCCACCAGATCCCAAGCCACCAAGGATAATACTAATTGTCGACAGCACTTTATTACCGGTACTCATGTTATTCCACACGCGCTTTGGGTCTATTTTGTTATCAAATGCGGCCTGGTAAAGCTTCTCGTTTTGGTCTGCAATAACCTGGCGCTGCTCTTCCAATTTGGCAACCTTGTCCTGTGCCTCTTGAACTTTCTCGGGGCTATATAGCTTATCGGCTAAGGCCGCTTGCTGGTTCGCAATATTGCCTTGAACCTCTGCAACCTTATTTACTCCCTGAATTTGCTGGTTCGTGGCTGATTGCTCTTGAGCCATCAAGCCGCTTACCGGATTTGGTTGCGCTACAGGCGCGACTGCTGGCGTCTGAGCTAGTTCTGGGGTCGTTGCTTGAACAACTGGAGCCTCTAATATCTCAGCGGGTTCGCGTGGAGCTGCGATTGGTTCTGCCTCAGCGGCCTTCTTAGCTAAGTAATCTTCGTGACCAGCATTGATAACTGATTTAGCGCCGCTTGCAAGAAGGTCAGCGCCTTTTTTAGCTTTATCAAAAAGACTCTCCTCTTCCTTAACTGGCTCTTCCGCGCCAACGACCGCGCCCTGATAATACTTAGGCATATTCTTAATTTGGTTTTGAATGTGGTTAGATACATAGTGCTTAGCAATCGCAAATTGCTTCTTGCCGTCATGCACCTCGAAGTGGTCCTCTGTCTCATTAACTAGGCTATATCCCTTTTTCATTTCTTACCTCTTCGCGCTTTTAGCACTGCACCATAGCTATCAACGCCTGGGCCATCCTTCATTAAATGCTCTATAAACAACTTAGCCGCCTCAGGGTCGTGCGCTATAGATCTTGGGATAACAACCTCGCCAGGGCTAAGCATGGCGTGGACAGTGTCGTTATGCGGGTGATCGCCAGGAAGAGGCGCTTGCCCAGGAACTTGGCCACCAGCCATAAGAGCTGCGCCGATGCTGCCACCCGTATACATACCAACACCAGTTCCAGCACTACCACCAGACGGTTTAGCACCACCGCCACCACCGCCTCCAGCTGCTAATTGACCTGCGCCAGCTAATGCTTGGAAGCCAGCCTGTATTCCTTGGGTTCTCATGGCTGCATTCTGGCCTTGCGTGTTTTGGTTCAAGGCGTCGGCATCATGTTGGAAGCCATATACATTGCTTTGACCACCAAGAGCCGTATTGGCTGCAGCGTTGTACGCATTTTGTTGCTGACCTATTTGCTGGCCAGTGAGAGCTCCTAATTGCTGTTGAGCCGCAAGCTGTTGCTGCGCTTGAAGCACTGCAGAGTTACCAGCAGCATTTTGCATAGCTTGGCCACCTTGCTGGCTCATGAGCTGAGCCGCAAGAGCTGGGCTAATACCCTTTGCAGAAGCAATCGCACCAGCTTGTTGCTGCGCTATTTGACCTACATTGTTTTGGTACTGCTGTTGTGCTGGGTTAGGCCCCTGACCTTGAGACTGAGCAAGAAGCATCTCTCCAAGAGTCGCCTGGTTGCCAATCGCTTGACCCTGGTTTCCATAAAGTGCGTTCGCTAGCTGCGTCTGGTTGTTGTAGGAGTTATTGACGTTGTTGCTCTGGTTTCCAATGACCCCATCCTGATCAGCGCCTTTTGTCTCAGACTTATTTTCACTAGATAAAAAACCCATTGTTATATCTCCCTACTGTAAAGGCCATCTTCGCCCTTGTACGCAAAACCGTATTTACGGCATCTCTTCTTAATAGAAGGGTGCCGCGTGTACGCCATAATTAATTTATACCCACGCTGATGCGCAAAATTTACGAGTGTGTCGCTAAGTAAATCTAACGCTTGGTCTCTAACCGCTTTATCAGAGTGAGGGTTAGAAGCGAACCCATCAAGAAAACAAATAAGCGAGTCAGTCTGTACAATAAAACCCGCGCATACATCGTCAACTATAAATCCGATCTCTGGGTAGTAATCACGCTTAAGTGTTGTCATGCTGCGGAGCCTATTCCAGAGCCTAATGCGCTTGAAATCGTCCTCATTAACTCTTTTAATACGCATCTTAGCCATGGGATTTGGTTGCTCCCAGCTTGAAGCTACTCTTCTTGATGCCAGCCGTGAAAGTAAGAGCCGAAATATCCATTCCCTCGTTGACCGACATCACAATGGAGTCATAGAGAGTCACTTGGATAGATTCGCACTTCTGTATCTTAAAGTTAACGCGGTATTGGTAAATGCCATCAACTAGTGCGCCCGTAATTAGCTGCGTTTGGGTCGGAGTAGCTAAGAAATTCTGGGAAACCTCTACGTTTAGGTTATGCGCTCCATAGTAATTACCAACAATGAGCATGTCCCAGACCCTTTGAAAGCCTTGAATACTTCCAAGCTGTAGCCACGAGGTCGTGAACTTTAGCGTAATCCATGATCCGTTATCGGAGTAGACGCCCGCAGTCTCTTTTAAAACTGAGCCATCAATCTTCAAGTAATGGAATATGTTGTTCGCAATCGTCGTACTAACGGAGCTGTGGTTTGTAAACACGGTCCACTTGCTCACAAAGTAATCGTAAACAATCGCTACACCGTTTGAGAGCATGAACCTGATTTGGTTTACGGAGTCTAAGAGCTCAACAGAGCTCACCGTATACGCATTGTAGTCCTCAACACGCGCACCGATATAGTTAACCGTGAGCGAGCGGTCAAGAAGGTACACACCCTTGGAAGACTTAAACATGAGACCTAACGGCATGATAACTACAGAGGCGCGGTCAATAACACCTACGTCTGTAGCGACTAAAATAGGGTCCGTGAAATCGTTATTCTGGCCAGAAGCAGCGGGGCCATCACCAACAACGTAGTAAATGTTTCGGCTCTTACCTAAGATAAGCTTATCATCCATGGCAGCCACCGCAATTGTATCGCCGCCTGTCTCAGGAATATTACCAACGAAGGAACTAGAGAACTCAACTGGATTGCCTGGGATTACTTGCTTAGAATACCAATACTGGTCAGGCTCCTCTAATGGAATAGCCACCAAGCGGTTCTTAAACGATGCAACTACTCCGGTAGCTGGTACCGCATTGTTTTGTACCTCGCCCGTTGTGTAGAGCTGACGATTGTTAAAGAGCGCATCGTCTTGCTTACCATCGAAGAAAGATACCGTATCGTTAGCAGTCGTATTAAGCGCAGTGCCAACCAAGTAATAGATGGTTCCGTTAACTGTGGTTCTATATATCTCAATGACTACGTTCGTTTTTTCTGTGAGCCTAAGCGTCGGAATAATGATCTCCGCAAGGTCGCTCGCAACAACGGTCTTACTTACAACAGCGCTAGGAGCTGACCTGTGCTTATTACCCTGCAAGTCGGTCCACGCATAAACAACCTGCCACCCGTAAGTACCAGCGTCTAGGAAACCACCAGAGCCCGCAAGCTCAACAACAACGCTCTCAGGGAATACGTTAAATCCATGCTCTACAACATTTAGACCGTCGTACATCCAAAGCGAACCAGAAGGAATGTGCAGGTTGTTACCAAGCACAACAGGATTGATTTGCGTTGGGTCGCCATCGAGATGCACGTCAACTATTCCCGCAAAAAACGTCTCGTTATTATCGAAAACGGTCTCTACCGCATAGCGCTTAGTCAGGGCCGCATCGAATACGCCACTAGCCAGGGTCACAACAGAAGATAGAAGCGGCCTATTAGGAATACCACCCGCACCACCAGCAAATACCTTTAGAGGCAAGCTTGCGTATGTCGTAATTACGTTTGCTTGCGTATTAAACACAGAAGCTACGAAGTATGTGGGCTGTATATTAGAGTCAAAGCCAACAATTACATGTGGCACGTTGCTGTGCATGAATGCTTTAGAGACTAGGGCTACGGATTTAGCGACAATATGGAAAGTACCAACAGTACCAGCGCTTGTTAGCGTATTTACATAAGTAACTGCATCAATCTTGCCAGCAGTCGCGAATATATTCTTGGGAGCCGCAACAACAGTCGCAGGAGCAGCATTACCGAAGTAACCAATGTTCTTAATTTGGAATAATCCAGGCAAACGGTTCTCTAAGACGTAATAGCCAAGGCCCTCAATGTAAATCGTCTGACCAATGTAGAGCGCTAACTCATTATCGTCGTCAACGCTCATCGTAGTACTAGCGTTAACAGCAGGAGCCGTGACACCCGCATCGGTGTTAACCGTGGTATCTAAAGTCACGATTGGTACGCTTGGTTGATCGTAGAATATGTGGCTCTTAGCGTTCGTAGAGTCGTATACGCCAGTAATGCCCTGCTTATTGGAAGCAAACTCATCTCCGGCACCGCTATCAACGACTGTAGGAGCTAGAACCGTAACAGCTAGAGCCGAATTCATTATAAATGCTTTAGTGATGATGCCGTTATTGTAGGCAACCCATACGTTAAACGATGGATCGCCCCACACAGAGATACCATTCGGGGCAGTTTCCGCCTTGCTGGTCGTAGAAATAGCCGCAAGAGTCGAGTTAAACGAGGCAACCTTAACTGTAGAGCCCGTACCATTATACGCAACATAGAGGATGCTGTTGATTACGGCGGTGTCATACACGGGATTGGTCGTATCAATGTTGGTAATCATTTGTACCGGAGTGCCTAAGCCAGTACGAGACACCTCGACACCATAAACAGAGGTGCCAACGGTCGTGTAGTAGAGCAAATAGAGCTTAGTGCCAATAGATACGCAGCGTGGTCGGCTCTCAGTACCAGCGCCACCATTCACCACGAAGTTAAATAGCACCTGGTTTGTGTCTATATCGACTAGAGAGAACCTAATAAATTGGAAATCAGATGGGTTGTTGCTCTTCTGCTCGTAAGACTCAGATGCTATTAGCTTTAAACCTACAGACTCATTAACGGCAATGTCCGTATTCTGTTGATTAGCTGCATCCTTATAGACTGAGCTAGTCGTCATCGAGAATACTTCGTTGCGCCCCTTATAGGCCCAAGTGCTCGAACTATCCAAGCGGCTATAAAGGTTTAAGCCATCATTTAGAATCAGCTCGTTATTAAAGGATGCTAGGAAGTTACCAGAGGCTACAGTTGCTGGTACCGCATCGTTAGTTAGCACCTGGAATGGTGCATCGGTCACGGTCTTAGCTAGCGCCTCATACCCGTTACGCTTCCGAATTTTCTTAAGCTCTGTGAATACAGAATTCTCAAGCACAAGCATGTCGCCAGCTATAACCTGCTTAGAGTCAGTCTTCGTGTCTAGGCTTCCGCCTAACGATATCCCTATGACTTGTTCTTCTAGTGCCATATTAAAAAATGTAGAGCGTTACGTTTGTAGCCACAGATGCGTTTAATATTAAATTAGTAGTTGCTTGGTTGTTAGTGGATTGCTTATCGAAGATGGTAGAGGCCGCATCCTGCAAACAAACAATGTAGCCAGTAGGCTTCTGACCCAAGCTATGTTGGATGGTGTTATCTCCAACAGCTAAAACCACGTCTTGATACTCGCCACTAAGTAACGGGTTCTTAAATAGATAGTTAAGCTTATTTAATACATTGGATTGAAGCTGGTTGAGCTCCCTATCCTCAGTCTGCAGCTTTGGAAAAGCGGATGTGGTCATTAGAAGTTACCATTTCCGCCACCAGAGCTAGGCCACCAGTAATCGCCCTGTTGATTATCGGCAACAGTCATAGGGTTAGCAGCATCACGGTTCTCTGCAGCCGCCTCAATACGCTGTAGCAAGCCCTGCTTACGAGCAAGCATAACGCTTACGTCTGTCTCTTCCTTGTTAAGCGCTTTAATAGCCGCATCAACTACAACGTACTCTAGCCAGCCAGAAACCCCGTCAGCCACATCCGTGTCGCTGGCGAGCTCTACTAGCCTTGGCACGTACCAAAGGCGCATAAGCTGACCAGCAGAGGGCGTAGGAGTCAGCCATAAACTTGTACCGCTTGGGCGATAGCGTAGGTTAGTTACGCCATAAAAAGACTGAAAGTTAGGAACACTGTACCGATTGCGGTCAGCCATATTAAAACGACGTATAGTAACCCATGAGTCGTCGGTGTTACCCAACTGCAAATCGAGACCAACTAGCTTGTAGAAGTCGCTAGGAAAAGCAAACAAGTAGTTTGTGCCATCGGTAGTAAAACTGTATGGAGGATTCTTGATAAAGTAATCATCACCGTACTTCTGCACCATGATGTCGTACAGCTCAAAATAGCTTTGATTAATGTAGGTATTCCACTCCGCATCACTAACAAACGTGGAGTTCACCATGTCGGATTCTTGCTTACACAAGGTCCTTAACTGCAATAGCGTTAGGGTTCCAGACATGGCTTACCTCTTTACTCTTCGGAGTCGGATACGTTCTTAAGCGAATGAAATGTTTTTAATGCCATTGCGAGCTTTGGGGGTGAACCCGAGCGAATAGCGTTAATGATATCACCGGCAACAGCATGGTATTGATCTGGTGCCTCGCCCTCAGCAGCTTCATGAGCAGCGGAGTCCTCTTTCGAGGACCCCATTCCGCCCAAGATTGTGCTTACAGCCTTCTTACGTTGTAGAGCTGGTAGCATTGGCTCTCCTTAGAATGCAGTAGAGTTACATAGATTGATTTCAACAAAAAACGCCTCGCCGGAAGCTGGGTCAGTAGCAACTTGGGCAGCGTTATCGAATTGAATAATGAAAGAACCAGCAGCCACGTTCTCACTAAATACGCGAGTGTTTGGAGCAGCAGGTGCAGCAGAACTTAGGATAGAAACGCTAGCGCCCAAGAATTGAGCGTAGGTGTCTACGGTCGATCCAAAGGTTGAGCTACCGTTTTGACCAAGCACTAATGTGTATTTACCAGCAGCGTTACGAGTAATGGACTTAATACCCTTACTGTATGCAGCTACCAAAGTAGGAGCGCCCGCAGCACCCACAGTCACCTTAGCGAGTACTGTTACTTGTTCTTTTACGAACGCTTTACGAAATTGGTTTAAATATCTGTTAGCCATGACAATTTTCTCCTTTAAACCCAGTTCAATGCTGGG